GCATTTCCAACTGCCATGAAAGTGCCACCTATACATGCAGCAGAAGCTACATCTAAATTACCACTAATTGATACATCGTCCTTGAACTCTGTCTTGGATGTGAATGTACCTGCTCCGGCTACTGCCAGAGTACCGCCTACAGATACATTACTTTTTAGTGCGGCTGCTCCCACAACCGTGACTGTGCTGGCAAACGTGGCAGCTCCACCCACTGAAGCTGTGCTTTGCAGATGAGCAGCACCTACCACGGTAACTGTACTACCAAAGTTAGCTGCACCACCCACTGTGACCGTACTCTTGAGATGCGTAGCACCAGCTAATGTGGCAATACCAGCAACATGTAAAGTCCCACCAATTGTTGCATTACTTACAGAAACATTTCCACCAATCGTGGCAGTCACTCCAGTAATATTAGAGCCGTCTCCGTAGAATGCTGAGGCACATACCTTATCATCCACATGCATATTACCATCCAGTGAAACCGCCCCGGATACTGCAAACGTACCAGCAACCTTCACTGCATTAGTTGCAACTTGCAAAGCACTATTAGTTCCATCTCCTGTCTGTACATTCACCAGAGAGGTATCCACACCACTATTGGTGGTGCTGGCATTTATGAGTAGAACCTGCTTATATGTTTCTGATATTAAATTACCTGTTAAATCTGTCATATTGTGTTCCAACTTCTGTTAGCATCATCCCATTTGGTAGTATGCGTTGTTTCTGCCAAGGTTACAGGATTAGTTGTTATCCATGTTTTATTCTTATTCCACATGACTCCTCTTCCCCCCAGATAATCTGCTCTGGGATTCTTAATAGCCGGGTCATCTCGTACATCTGGTATCTTATTTAAAGGACTATTTTTCAGATCATATTGACCATCAAAGTCTTGCGGACAAACTAGCATACCGTAACTATTCATACGCATCACTCGGTGTGGATATACAAACCCACATGTATCACACACAGCCAGAGCATTTTTAGTACTTGCCATTAGATATATCCTAATCTAGGTACAATACGCATTGAAGCTCTTTCTCGATCTTCCTGCATAGCTCTACCAAGAAGTTCCTCATAATTCATTTTAAGCATTTGCATTCTTTGTCCTTCTACTCCGGGCCTCTTCATGGACATATAGTATGCCAGTCCACAAGTAAGAGGAGGAAGAAATCTCTTGGGAAGATCGGCATTCTGCTCGGCAGACTTATCTACATCTTGTAGTTCACTAATAACTTCCATTTTGAGAACATCAGTGGAGTTCTCAGGAATAGGCCAAACTGACATAGTAGGATTGGAAATACCCCTCCGAATAGAATATTGCATAGGTCGCCCTGTCTGGGTCTTATTAGGAATAAGGAGATATTCCTCTGGAGATATTCGGGTAAGTTGTATGTCTGTATCATCTCGACCTAGAACAACTTCCAGAGCATCCACAGTTGAGGAACTCAGACTATATGCAGTAACACTTGCAGCCACAGTTACACTGGAAACAGAAGTACTCCAGAGAAGAACACCTCTATTTTGCCAATCCTTCAAAAGAAGATTAATCGAGCGCCGAGCCGAAGCTGGTTCGTGACCAAGAGTATTTTCTCCCCCGATCATTTCCATTGCTTCTTGGATTACCTCATCGATATCCAGATTAAAATTATATGTACCTGAGACTGCCATTACTCACTTCCGCATTTACAATTCTCACATGAACAGTTATCACATTTTTCTTTATCACAGTGACAATCGCACTTGCATCCAGAACAAGATTTATCTGTCATTATCGACCTACCCTTCTTGTAGCTTTTATATGAGCATCTCTAAATGTATCTCCCTTCTTCATACGATCCCGCATATATGCCATATGTTTCGATGTATGTTTCTGAGAGTGTTTCTTTAAAGTCTCTCTTTGTCGTAATGTTAGTGATTTACTAGCCATGTTTCATTGCCTTTCCATAACCCCGAAGAGCTATTTTAACTCCTCTTGGTCTACGCTTCTTGGCCTTCTTTATTCGACCACCCTTTTTATATCCTAAACCGGGATCATCTAACCAAGCATCATCTTCAGGATCACCAGTTTTCTCCCACATTTTAGAATAATCTTTAGTCCAGTCTGTATCTGGTTTCTTTTTCCAGATGTTTGCTAACATACCCTTTTTTGAATCAAATATACTATCCTGTTCCGAAGTAATTGGTGGTTTTTTTGGTTTTGGCAGTATATCACCTCTTAGAGCGTCCCCCCTTTTTTTTGTCGTACCAAACTTCTCTAATTCTTTTACTCGTAACTCTGCCGCTTTTATTACTTGAGGATTACCTCCAAGCTTTGCTTTCCTAAGTTTAACCTTTGCGCGAGCCAGTAGGTCTTTAAGCTTCCCTTTTTTTCCTGATATGCTAACTGGGTCTACCATTTAACCGCCTCTTAATTCAGCCCGGTGGCCCCGAAGCGCAGCACGTTTGCGAGCCTTAGCCTTAGTCTTCTTCACACCCTTTTTAACTTGACCACCCTTTTTACCGTGTGTTACATTATCTCCTTCTTCGTCTCTAAAAGTAGAATCTACTTTAACTCTTCCTCCACCAAGCCAATCTGGTAGAGTGTAATAGCGTACCCCACCTTCTAGAGGTTTTAATGCTCGTCGTGTTCCTTTAGTAGGATACTTTTCTCGAACATCTTTTTTAGCTTTCTTATCTTTCGGCCAAGATCCGGGACCAGAAATATCTAATCTTTTTTCTTCCGGCCAAGATCCGGGACCAGAAATATCTAATTGTCTTTTCTCAGATTCTGGTTGTTTAGGTTTACGTCTAGGACGAGGTGGTGGTCGTTTATCTGCTGCTGCTGCTTCTGGTGGTGGTGGTTTAGCTACAACCCTTGGTTTTTGTACTGGTTTTGCTGCAGCTGTAGTAGGCTTTTTCCAATCTTTGTAACGACTAGGATCAACATCACCTAATATAGCTGCATATGATGTATCACCTAAAGGACCACGACGACGTGATTTAGGTAAACTCTTAGGAAAATCTAAAGCTTCTTGACCAACTAAATTAGCCAAATCTTTTTTTGTTAGTTTTCCAGCATCCCAAGTTACTGTTCTTCCTCTTCGACCCCCTCCTTTTACAGGAACACGTTCTTGATATGCAAAAGAAGGAGTACCTATTTTAGGTTTCTGTACTTTCTTTTTTTTCTTTGGCATTCCTCTACCAGATTCTAAACCAGAAGGATCAGCAAAAATTTCCATAGTTTGTCTACGCCGTGCTGCTTCTCTCTTCTTCCTTTCATTTTCTCTTTCAGCTTGAGTAGGACGACGTTTAGAAGGATCAGTAGGAGATTTAATTACAGGTGCTGGCCTACCTCTGCCAGCTACATCTTCATCAATATCTCTTTGTGCGTCAACTCTAGCTCTAGATCTTGCAGCTATACTAGGACTAGTTGGTTTACGTTCGGGAGCGGGAGGAGAAGGAGGAGCTTTACCTTCAAATTTAATATAATTTGCAAGAGTACGTCCCTGCTTCTTTAACCTTTTAAGAAGATTATTTCCAATTTTTCTCTCATTCTCAGTAAGAGAGTCAGGATCACTTATTATTTTTTTAGCTATTCGTAATGTTTTTTTACGAGGAGCTACAGTTTTAAAAGGTGATTTACCATATTGTGCCATAATTAGTCCTCTACTTTAAAGGATTTACCTTGCTGATAGTCCTCATCAACAACCACATCTTCAGGTGGTCCTTGCACATCCGGTCCCTTTCGAGCAGCACCATAGCCCTGACCAGTCGGTTTACCGAGTATCTTATTAAGATTAGGAGGATACTGAAGTAGTAAATACGGTCCACGCATCTTACTTATCCTTCATCATTTTCTTCCAGATCATATAGCCACACATGCAAACCATTAGTACACCAACGGCTCCTATGGCCCAATGACCCAGAGAATTAGTTGCTACCTCTGCGACTTCCACAACTTTATTTTCCATTTGAGTTCTCCTTACGATAGATTTCTAAGTATATGTAAAACTTTATCTGTTAGTGAACCACCATGTTTCAGACGAATTGCAGGTGGAATAAGAGATGGTCCTTCTGAATATGATAAGTTTGATGCTTGCTGACCCGTGGGTAATTGAGAAAATTGTATTTCCGGCTTAGGTTCTGGTCGAGGACTTACAGGTGGACTAGGTGGTTCTGGTAGTTGAACAGGAGGTTGAAAAGGATTTAGAGATGGATCAGGTCTGGGGATCGGTATATCTGGATATTCTGGCATCCATTTATCGATATCCGGCATAAAAGGATTTAAAATAGACAAATCAGGAAGCGGCTCGACAGCCGGTCGAGAAACATCTGGCTTTCCATATTTCTTTTCCCATTCCTTTCTCCACTCTGGATCAATATCTCCATGTTGTCCGGGAAATTCCTGACTAGATCTTTCCCATCCCTCACCTGAAGGAGCAGGTTGAGCAGTATTACCAGTTTGATGATATTCATAAGTACCATCAGGTTTTTTTCGCCTATAATAAGACATTACTGTAGCACCAAATCCTCCCGGACTTTGCATACCGAGACCATCTGTTCCCGGACTGGACATCGTATATCCAAAAAACTTATCCATACTAGGAAGATTACTTAGACCACCACCATAGAGTTGTTCATTCGTTTTGGTAATCTGTTGCGAATATTGATCTTGGGTAATTCCCATACTAGGATCATAAGATGGAAAGCGACTCATTAACTTTTCCTGCTCATCTTTTTAAGTGTCTTGGCTAAATTAGCCTGTCTTCGTGTTCGAGGATTCTTGCTCTTGGAAGCTTTATTTAACTGAGCTGTAGTTATTTTCTTTCCGGGCTTTACTCCTAGTTTCTTCCGTAAATCTCCGGGCCGTTTGATAGCTCCCTGAATCCAATCTTTCGTACTACTTTTACGTTTACGTTTAGTTGGTGGTTTCATA